ACGGCGCACCCCGAAGGACCGTTGGCGCCCCCCTACCCCTTACTATCGTGAGGTTTGGGAGGGTGACAACCAAGTTTATCAGGTGTCGGCTTATAGCAAGCGCCATGACATACGTACCTCAGCAAGTAAATATGCTGAGATTACATTTGCGGGTGCTCGTAACGCCGGTGGTTATTATAACACGAACATACCTGCTCCCTCGAGTAATTTCGAGAATCAGGCCATCATAAAGGCGCGCCTAAAATTCAAGGCTCAGGATATTAATCTGGGCCAAGCGTTCGCGGAGCGTCATCAGACGGTTCGATTGGTGGGGGATACTCTCCACACACTGGTCGATATGGTTCGTGGTGTAAAACGGCTAAAGTTGTCTTATACTGAGGCCTACAACCGCTGGCTTGAACTCCAGTATGGTTGGAAGCCGCTTCTAGCTGATTGCCATGGGGCTGTAACAGCCCTTGGCCAGAAGCTTCAGGATGAGAGGAATCACGACAGCATTGTCACAGTTAAGGCTACTGTTAAACAAGGGAGTTATGTTATTACCCCTTTGGTTGACAGTTATAATACCCTTATCTGGGACCTGGAGAAGATCCAGGATGTCGTGCATACCGGGTTTATCCGGCTCGATTTTGAGCAGGACTTGACCCCAACTACCACGCTCGCGGAACTGGGACTTACTAATCCAGAGTCGCTTGCATGGGAGCTATTGCCGTGGTCGTTTGTTGCTGACTGGTTCATCCCTATCGGAGATTATTTATCGTCTCTCGATGCCTTTGTAGGCTGGAATTTCAAGGGAGGATCCTTCTCAGTAAAGAGCGAGGAAAAGTCAAAGGCGAGGATAAAGGGCATCAGGAACGAAGACTATATGCAGAACGTATCACAATACGTTACTGTACATGGCTCGGGCCGTAAGATGCAATTTACTCGCACAGTCTATACCTCTGCTCCTCAGGCTACTTTTCCGAGCGTTGGTAAGCTCGATAAGAGTAGTCTCCTTCACGTTACCAATGGTATCGCTCTCCTCTCGTCGGTTATTAACGGCGGTGCGAGAGTTAGGTAACGTTCTTGTTTCTCAACCTCCAATTTAGGAGAATCGCGTGGGATCAATTACCACGATTGTTGTTCCAGATGCTGCCGCTACGCCCGTTAACCATACCTTTACTCCGGTAAAAGTTAACGGCGATTCCGCCGTCCTGCTCGAGAAGAGTGCAACCAGTAGCCTCGGCTATTGGCCTCTCACTGTTCAACAGCGATCTCCAGTGGCGGGTCAGACTGAGAAGGTGTACCGGACAAAGCTGAACTTTGCCATGCCGGTCATCTACAACGAAACGATTAACGGTGTTAATCGTCCGTCGCTCGGTTACACGCTGCGAGCCAACATTGAATTTGTTGTGCCCGCAGACGCAACGTTGCAGAACCGCAAGGATCTTCGGAAACTTGCAGTTGGTATCCTGAATGATGCGTCGACCATTAGCATGGTCGAGCAGCAGGAAAACCTGTACTGAGCTATGAACGCTCATTACTGGCGTCTCCTGTCCGTTATTCTGGACATCCTGGTGGCTATTAGGGAGGAGAGACGTGTTACACGCTCTTCTACTGAACGCCCTACTGCTTAACTCAACCACTCCTATGAGGTTATTTACCCATGAAGAAGGTCAAGAAAAACGTTGTGGATCCTTTTCAGGATCTGTACCGACAGTCTGCTTGCCAGGCCAACCAACTTGCCGCGGCTATCTTTACCGCGGCAGATACTCAAGTATCTCGGGAGTTAAACCAGCAATTATCCGCTGGAGACTACTCGAGGATTGTATCTGCTTCCGTGAATCCCTTGGATTACACGAATGCCGATACCTTCTCGCGGGATTACCTCTGTGTCGAGCTCATGTCCAAGTTCCCTCATTGGGAGATTGGCGTGAATCGGTCAGCTGTAGCCCTGCAGAAGTTTCTTGAGGTGGAGGAACGCCTTACCACGCTACGCTTCGTCGAGAATCCCACCGTTACTAACTCCTCTAAGAGGACTAGTATGCGCGCTATCGAACAGACAGCACGTTTAAAAATCGGGAAGATACTTGGCGAGTTTAGTTTGGATGAGGCCTCTTACTCCTTCGCGTTTGGTCCTGGAGCTTCGACTTCATTGTCGAGGCGGCGAAGCGATGCATCGTTCAAGTTTGGGGCAGAAAGACCCCACATGTCGTACAACGCTGAGATCCTAGCCTGTGCACTTTCTAAAGCACATCCTACTTGGCGGTTTTCTGCCGCTGTAGTGGCTGGATCGAAGCTCGTCACCGTTCCGAAGAACGCGAAAACCGATCGTACGATCTGCATCGAGCCCGATCTGAATATGTATTTTCAGAAAGGGATCGGTGCATGTATACGACGTCGGCTTAACCGTTGGGGACTACTCTTACCTGACGCTCAGCAGACTAACGCTGAGTATGCTAGGCAGGGTAGTGCAAACGGTCGACTGGCAACAGTTGACCTTAGCAGTGCCTCAGATTCCATTCACATGGAACTCGTGAGGTTACTACTCCCAGGTGACTGGGTGGGTGCAATAGAGCAAACGCGCTCACCATTCACTGTTCTTCCTTCCGGGGCAATTCACACGCTCCGCAAGGTGTCTTCAATGGGCAATGGCTTTACATTCGAGTTAGAGACCTTGATATTTTATGGTCTCTGTTCGGCTGTAATAGAGCTATTAGCTACTCGAGACACGGATCGTCAGTGCACCGTCTTTGGCGATGATATAATTATCGCCTCTGAATTGGTGG